GGGACGCACACGCTTCCGACCATGCACACCTTCTTTCTCCACAGGGTTGTCCCCAACTGTGGATAACCCGGTCGCATAATATGAGGTCAGAATGAATAAGCCGCAGACCGGCAAAAACATGCAGGGCAACCGCAACGCCGGAAAGAAACTGGAAAACGAGTCACCGGGTCCGTGGTTGAAGTGGCGTGTGAAGTCTCGTCATGCTCGTGCGATCCGGTTCATCGAAACCTACTGCGCTTCACCGAAGGGGTATGGGGCTGGCAAGCCGTTGAAGTTGGCGACCTACCAGAAAGAGTGGTTGGAGGCGGTGTTGGCTGACGAGGTGACTGCTGCGGTGATGTCGGTTGGTCGTGGCAATGGCAAGTCTACGTTTCTGGCTGCGCTCGGCTTGTGGGGTTTGTTCGATCCGGATGAGGGTGGTGCTCCTCAGATTCCGGTGGTGGCGACGACGGTGCAGCAGGCGGTGACTTCGGTGTATGGGGTTGCGTTGGCGATGTTGCGTGAGAACTGGGAGTTGTCGTCACGCTGTTTCGTGTATTCGGCGATTGGCGGTCAAAAGATTGTGACCCCGTTGAATCATGGTGAGATGTTTCCGAAGTCGAATGATCCTGACGGGTTGCAGGGTTTGGATCCGTCGTTGGGGATTGTGGATGAGATCGGGTTCATGCCGATCACGTCGTGGGATTCAATGTTGTTGGCTTCGGGTAAGCGTCCCCGGTCGTTGGTGGTTGGGATCGGCACTCCGGGCTTTGAGAAAAACAATGCGTTGTGGCATATGCGTGAACGTGTGCGTCATGGTGCGTTGCCTCCGGGTTTCCGGTTCACGGAGTTCGCTGCGGATGAGGGTTGCAGTGTGACTGATGAGGAGCAGTGGTTGAAGGCGAACCCTGCTTTGGGTGAGGGGTTCATGAATCGTGGTGCGTTGGAGACTGCGGTGGCGATGTCTCCTGAGTCGCATTTCCGGATCTTCCGTTTGGGTCAGTGGCATGAGGGGACGGAATGCTGGTTGGGTGATGACGGGAAACGGGTGTGGGATGAGTTGGAGGATCCGTATGAGATGATCGATGGTGAGCCGACGTGGGTTGGTGTTGACGTTGCGTTGAAGCATGACTCAACTGCGGTGGTGTGGGTGCAGCAACGTCACGATGGTCGTTGGCACGCTCAGGCGAAGATTTGGAATCCGACTGAGGACGGCAGGTTGGATGTGTCTGATGTGATGCAGACTGTTCGTGATTTGGGTGCCCGGTTCGATTTGCGTGAGGTGTCGTTCGACCCACGCTTTTTTGATTTGCCTGCTCAGATGTTGTTGGATGAGGGTTACCCGTTGGTGGAAATCCCTCAGTCGTTGCAGCGGATGACTCCGGCTGTTGGTGCGACGTTTGAGGCGATCAAGCGTGGCGAGTTGTCGCATGATGCTGATGCTGCGTTCACAGCCCATGTGTTGAATGCGATCCCGAAGATGAATGAGACCGGGTTCACGTTGTCGAAGGGTAAGAGCCGTGGGAAGATTGACGCTGCGGTTGCGTTGTGTATCGCCTATCATCGGGCGAATAGCAAACCTGAGAGTGGCGCACCTGCCGAGTTGTGGGCGTCGTTCGGTTAGGAGTGAGTGGTGTCCAAAGTTCGGGTGGCGATTTTGTTGCAGGCCGTGGGTGTAGTGTCAACTTCCATAGGTGCCGGGATTGCGTCTTTGTCCGCAGGGTTGATTGTGGCTGGTGTTGGTGCGGTGCTGTTCGGTGTGTCGTTGGAGCGTGACTGATGGCTTTGGGAAATCTGTTCGGTAGGTCTGAGGCTCGGTCTGTCGGCTTGTCATGGAATGACTATCTGCGTCTCTTTGAACAGTTCTCGTTTGGCGGTCAACGGTATGTGTCTCCGGTGGTGTCGCCTGCCGAGTTGACTGCGTTGCAGGGTCAAAAGAATCCGATTGTGGCTGCTGCGATTCATGCTCGCATGTTGGTGTTCTCTGAGGTGCGGTTCCAGTGGCAGCGTTTCCAGAACGGACGACCGCAAGGTTTCTTTGGGAACACCGAGTTGTCGGTGTTGGAGTCTCCGTGGGTTGGTGGAACGACTGGCGATCTGTTGGCTCGCATGTTGGTTGATGCGGATCTGTTTGGGAACTCTTATTGGGTGAGGCGTCGTGGTCGTGGTGTTGGCGACGAGTTGGTGCGTTTGGATCCTGCCCGTGTGATGGTGTTGACGGGTGCGGTGAATGATGACACGACTGGGTTGCCTTATGGTCAGGAACTTGTCGGCTACGCAGTTTTGGATGATGGCCAACAGGAGTTGGCGATGTTCCTGCCTGACGAGGTTTGCCATTTCAAACCGTTGCCGGATCCGATGCATCCGTTCCGTGGTCGCACTTGGCTGTCAACGGTTCTGTCGGACGCTGTTGCAGATGACGAGTTCTCAACTTACAAACATTCGTTCATGCGGAACTCTGCTACTCCGAACATGGTGGTTTCGTTTGATCCATCGATCACGAAAGAGGCGTTTGAAACTTTCGTGCAGAGGATGGATGCGTCACACAAGGGTGTCGATAAGGCGTTCAAGACGTTGTATCTGGGTGGCGGTGCCGATGTGAAAGTGGTCGGTGCGAACTTTGACCAGTTGAACATCAAGAATGTGCAGGGTGCCGGTGAGACTCGGATTGCTGCTGCTGCCGGTGTGCCTGCGTCCTATCTTGGAATCTCGGAAGGGCTTGCTGGTTCTGCGTTGAACGCCGGGAACTACACCGCTGCTCGTCGCCGGTTTGCTGACGGCACGATCCGTCCGTTGTGGCGCAACGCTGCCAATGCTCTGTCAACGATCCTCGCTTCACCGGATCCGGTGTCCAGACTTTGGTATGACGACCGGGACGTGTCGTTTTTGCAAGAGGACGTATTGGATGAGGCTGAGATCCGTGGACGTGATGCGTCCACGATGCGAACTCTCGTTGATGGTGGTTTCGACCCACAGTCGGTGATTGATGCGGTCACGACCGGTGACATGTCGCTGCTGATTCACTCCGGCAACCTGTCTGTCCAGTTGCAGCCCCCTGCGACCGAACCTGTCGCCAACGGTGCAGTCTGATGCCGTACTTCATTGAGTCCGACAACCCTGAGTGTTCGGGTTGGGCGACGGTGAAAGATGACGGTGATGTGATGGGCTGTCATCAGACGAAACAGGAAGCGATCGATCAGATGGTTGCTTTGTCGATTGCTGAGGATGTGGAGCCGGGTGGTGAGCGTTCCGAGTCACGTCAGGTTGATACCGATCCTCCCGAATACATCATGAACGCTGCTGCTCGTGGTTTGGAGTTGCGTGGCGAAGGTTTCGGTGGTGATGGGTTGACTGACAAAACGATTCGTGAGGCACGTCAGATGGCTGATGGTGTGATCTCCGAGGACAAAGTGATTCGTGCAAATGCATGGGGTGCCAGACATGAGATTGATTTGGATGCCCCATCGAACAGTGATCCGGATGATGATGGCTTTCCCGGTGCTGGTGCTGTGGCACACTATCTTTGGGGTATTGACCCTTTGAACCCTGAGCCTGCCCGTGAATGGTTCGCCAGAAAGGCCGAACAGATCCAGAATGAAAGAGACAGCGAGATGACGGCAACAATGGAGAAGCGTGACACCGACAATCTGGTTCGCCATTTGGAGTTCCGTGTTGAGAAGTCCGCAGATGGTTTGACGTTGGATGGCTACGGTGCCGTATTCGACCAGTGGACCGACATTGAAGATGCTGTCGGTGTGTACCGTGAGCGGATCGCCCCCGGTGCGTTCAAGCGCACACTGGGAATGCGGATGCCGATTTTGCAGTTCGATCACGGCTCACATCCCCTCATCGGATCGATCCCCCTCGGACGGATCACGAATATCTCTGAGGATGATCATGGGCTTCGGGTGAAGGCACGTCTGTCGGACAACTGGCTGGTGCAACCTGTCCGTGATGCGATCCGTGACGGTGGTATCACCGGCATGTCGTTCCGTTTCCGCATTCTGGATGAGTCGTGGGAGCGTTCACGGAACGATGGGATGGAGGAGCGCACCATCCGTGAGGTGGAGTTGTATGAGGTTGGACCGGTCGTGTTCCCAGCCTATGAACAAACTTCGGTTGGTGTTCGCAGTCGTGCAGTTCTCTCTGCGTTGGAGGATGCAGAAATCCGTGGAGAGATTGCGACTATTCTTGCAGCAGGCACCGACCTTGCGTCGCTCGCCGAAATCGAACAAGACGACCCGGATTCGCTCCACTCGTCCGAAGCAGGAACCCCGACCGAAAGTCACGTTCCGATCAGAACCCGTACACAACGCCAAGCCCTCCGGGTTTTGGCTGGACTCTGAAAGAGAGTGAATCATGTCTAAGATTGACGACCTCGCAGTTTCCGTTGAGGAACTGCGTTCACGCATTGTCGATCTTTCCGAGCGTGACGAGATCACGCCCGAGGAAGATGCCGAACTGGATGCTGCGCTGACCGAGCATGAGGCTCGCAAGGCCGAGTATGACGCCCTCGTTGAGCGTCAGGCTCGTGTCTCTGCTGCCCGTGATGCGGTCGTGGAGCGTGCTGCCGGTCACGACGCCCCCCAGATCATGAAGCGCACCGAGACTCAGATCGATGTCTCCACCGCTTCCCGTCAGCAGGTTCGTGACGCTGCCCTTGCGATCATCGACCGTGACGCCAAGAACCTTCCTGCCCGGAACGGCGACCATGTTGACATGCTCGTCCGCAGCCGGAACGGAAACTGCGACGGCACCCAGATCGCCAAGCGACTCGTGCTCACCGAGAACGACGCCTACCGCTCGGCGTTCATGAAGGGTGTCATGCACCAGTCCCCGGCGTTCACGTCGGAGGAGGCTCGTGCCCTTGACGAGTTCCGTGCGATGTCGGAGGGATCCGACGGAGCCGGTGGCTACGGCATCCCGGTCCTCATCGACCCGTCCATCATCCTGACCAGCGGTGCTGCTGCTGCTCCGGTTCTGGACCTCGCCCGTGTCGTCACCGTCACCACCGACGAGTGGAAGGGTGTTGCGAGCACCGGCATGTCATGGTCGTATGACTCTGAGGCTGCTGAGGTTTCGGACGACAGCCCGACCCTCACCCAGCCGACGATCCCCGTCTATACGGCTCGTGGCTTCATCCCTTACAGCATTGAGGTTGGCGACGACTACCCTGCGTTCGCTGCTGAGATGCGTCGCCTGCTTGACGCCGGATACATCGATCTGGTTGCCCAGCAGACGATCACCGGTTCGGGTTCGTCCTCGCCGACCGGCGTGTTCACCGCCCTTGACGCCAACACCAATGTGGAGGTCGTCGTGACCACCGATGGTGCGTTCGGTGCGGTTGACGTGTTGAAGGCGTGGAAGTCGCTCCCCGAGCGTTACCGTGCCAACGCCACTTGGATCATGAACACCGACGTGGAGAACGAGATCCGCACCTTCGCTGCTGGTGCTGACTCGGCCTACTACACGGTGGACCTGTCCGCTGGTGGCATCGGCACCCTGTTCGGTCGTCCGATCCGGACCACCGACTACGCTCCGGAGTTCACCGGGACGACCGGTGCTGCGAACATCCTCGTTGTTGGTGACTTCTCCAACTTCGTTGTGGCGCAGCGTGCCGGTATGAGTGTGGAACTCATCCCTCACCTGTTCGGCACCAGCAATGGTCGTCCGACTGGTCAGCGTGGATGGTTCGCCACCGCCCGTCACGGTTTCGATTCGGTCAACGATCTCGGGTTCCGTCTCTTGCAGAACCAGTGATTCTGACCGGCGACGCCGGTACACATCAGAGAAGGGTCGGGTGCTTCGGCACCCGACCTTTTTCGTTCCCAAAAAAAATCCGAGAAAATCTTGAAATGCTGTTGCAAGCCCTACGGGATTGTGCCTACAATGTCGTCATGAACAACAACACCAACACCACACCAAACAAGACCCGTGAGTTCATCATCAAGATCCGTTGCGATCGGCGCATCTACAATGAGTCGGTCTACACGATCAGCACCGAGCACGCATGGGGTCACCAAGCACAGTTGGAAGCCCAGTATGAGCGTGACTACGGGTACCGTGCCCGTGTGATCAGCGTCAGGGAGGCGTGATAGCCTGACTGGAAATGTGTTCGCCCAACCCGGCATGTGGGCAGTCATGTCGGGTTGGGCACCTGCCCACCAACTGCCACTAGGAGACAATCAACATGGCACACGTCGTTGCAGCAGCGAACTGCACTACTGCCGACCAAAACGGCATCCGAGTCAGACTCACCGAAGGTGTTGTCTGGGATGCCAAAGATCCGTTCGTGATCTTTCGACCCGACCTGTTCCGTCCGCTGGAACCCGGCGACAAGCAGCAGCGCACTGTGGAGCAGGCAACGTCGGCACCCGGCGAGAAGCGCAAGGCTGGTCGCCCACGCAAGACCGCTGAACCGACTCCTCCCATCAGCGAGTCGTGAAAGGCAAGCCCGGAGAGTTCCCTCAACGACCACCCGACAAAGTGTGCGTGGCTTACGTTCACGGCACCGAAGTAGCCCACTCATGGCATCAGTCGCTTATGGCTTTGATCTCCTATGACGTGGCACATAACCAGAGGGTGATCGGTGGAGGTTGGCTCGCAACCAAATATGGGACCGGTGGCATCGTCCAAGCACGCAACAACACTGCACGCCAGTTCACCCACGACATGCCACACGTCGATTGGTTGTTGTGGATCGATACCGACATGGGGTTTGAAGCCAACGCCATCGACAGGTTGATGGAAGTCGCTCACCCAGAACGGGCACCGATTGTCGGTGGGCTGTGCTTCATGAACCGTGAAGTCGATGTCGATGGTGTCGGAGGTTTCCTCATCGAACCCGGACCCACCATCTTCGACTGGTTCGACAACGGTGAACAACACGGCTTCAAAGTCCGCAAGCAATATGAGCGTGACCAACTGTTGCAGTGCGCTGGCACCGGCTCAGCATTCGTGCTGATCCACAAATCGGTGTTCCAAAAGATTGAAGCCGAGTACGGACCATCATGGTATTCACCGATCTTCAACCAGACGACCGGCACATGGATCAGTGAAGATCTGTCGCTCTGCACCCGTGCCAACGCCCTAGAAATGCCGGTGCATGTTCACACCGGAATCAAGACGACACATTTCAAACACATGTGGCTAGATGAACGCATCTACGACCGGTTGGATCCGATCTCAGATGAGTGACATCGCTGTCATCGTTCCGGTGATGCGACGACCACACAATGTGGATCGTCTGGTCGGCTCACTCAGAGCATCCACCGATCTTGCTGACATCTACTTCATCGTGGATCATGATGATGAGGCAGAGATGGAAGCCGTCATGGGGAATCCTGACTGTCAGATGATCGTGAACTATTCGCAGTCACGGACGTTCGCTACGAAATGCAATCTTGGCTATCGGGAGACGGACGAGCCGTGGTGTCTGTTCATCGGTGACGATGTGCAGTTTCATTCGGGTTGGGCTGATGAAGCGTTGGAGGTTGGAAGGTCAGGTGCGTTTGTGTCCACGAACGATTTGGGGAACAGGTCGGTGATGCAGGGCAGTCATGCCACTCATCCGATGATTGCTCGCTGGTGGCTAGATTTGCATGGTGCATCATGGGATGGGGCAGGCACTGTCTGTCATGAAGGGTACGGTCATTGGTATGTGGACAACGAGTGGACTGCTGTTGCCCGTAATGCTGGCCAGTTTCGGTTTGCTGCGAAAGCCGTGATTGAGCATCTGCATCCGATCTTCAACAAGGGTGTTGATGATGAGGTGTATCGGGTAGGTCAGGCAACAACTGGGATTGATCGCCGGTTGTGGTTCACTAGATCGGAAAGGTTCTCTAATGCATGAGCAAGCATTGAAGTGGGTTGCTGATTCTATTGATGGGATGGAGTTCGATTCAGTCGTGGAGTTGGGTGCCCGTGATGTGAACGGGTCAGTCAGATGGTTGTTTGACTGTGACCGGTACATCGCTGTTGATGTGGGTGATGGTCCCGGTGTTGATGTGGTGTGTGACGCTGCCGACTATCTGCCAGATGAGCCGGTGGATTGTGTGGTGTCCACAGAAATGTTGGAGCACACCCCCCGTGCCCGTGACATCGTGTTCCAAGTGTTTGACATGTTGAAACCCGGTGGGGTTTTTGTGATGACTGCTGCCGGTCCCGGTCGTGCTTCGCACTCTGCTATCGATGGGAAAGGTCTGCAACCCGGTGAGCATTACGCCAACATCCATCCGGACGATCTCACCGACTGGCTCTCTGGCGCAGGGTTCGTGCGCTATCGTGTGGACGTACAACGCCGACCGGCAGACATCCGGTGCGTGGCGTACAAACCTGAGGTGGATTGATGGCGCATCTAACTGATCGGCTTGTGACCGAAGATGATCTGAAA